TGGGTACTACCCGCAAATGCGCGATACCAACGGTGACGGTGTTCCCGACATGCCGGCCACGACCAATATCAACGGGCATAGGCTGTATCTAAGCCAGGTACGCTCCTGGGGCATGGATACGGGGAAGCTCAAGACTGACGGCACGTTCGTGCTTGACTTCTACAAGCGACCGCTGCGGTATCGCTGTCCCGGATTGGTGAATACAAACACCTATGACATTTGGTCAGCCGGCGCTGATAAGAAAGATGGCAAAGATACTGGAGATCTGAAGACCTCGTTGACCAGAGAAGAAACTGACGACTTGAATAATTGGAGGTAGATGATGGGATTAACAGCAACCTACTGCAGCGGGTGTGGCCAGCCGATCCAGGATGACAAGATGCACCACTGCAAGGGTCCGGCAGAGGTTCTTTCGCGGGTGTTCATTCCATGCGTAGATTGTCCAAAGATCAAGATCCCACGTGCGGGAACGGAGGATTACTACGCTAAACAAGAACAGTTTGTGCGTTACGTTGACCATAAGGTGAATCCAGCCCGAAAGGAGAGTTACCTTGAACCCATTCGCGAATATGAAGCACGTGAGTGTTACCGCATCCTGCATCAGATCTGGGTAAACGGGGAGCTAGCTGATGATCACAATTAGAATCGCCTTCGCGGCATGGTCCGCGGTTATCCTTTCCATCTGGGCATACTACGGTGCGCCTATGTTCGTTGCTGGTCCGGTTATGGGCGGCTTCCTCCTTGGCTGTCTGGTCCTCGGGGTCCAATGGGCTGTGGAGGTGACAGGATGACTTGGAACGGTGACCTGCTGGCATGTATAACAAAGCTCCTCTCCCAGAACTACGAAGTGTCCTTCCGTGCCGCAAGGTTCGACATGGTCGCAATCCGCCTTCGTCGCTGGACGAAAGACCATAAGGTTCATAGTGAGATGACCATTGACATCTATGAAGACAGGATTGTGGAAGCCCTCACGGTTATGTCAGAGGCTATCGAAGAGAACTCGGAGGAACCATGTCTTCCATGGTCATCGTGGCAGTCACAACAAAAGAACGAGGCTCTTCAGCGGGAGAATGACAATCTGCGTGCTCGTAATCAGGATATCACTACGATTATATGGGAGGAGATTACACCCCATATCAAGGCAATTGCTGCAAGCGTGGAGGGAAGAATATGAAGCAGAAGATAACCATGGAGTGCGAGATTGAGAAGGTTGAGGTGTTTGGAGGTGGTGAATGAAATGCACAAACTGCGGGTTTCATAGCTTCTTCTTCCACGGGAACAAGCCTTACTTGCATGGAATGCTGACCCACTGGATTTGCCGGCGTTGCGGTCGCGAGTACCTACGAGTTCACCGCGGGCGTCATATACGGCGTATGACATTAAGCGTCCTCGACCGGAGGTGGTCAAGTGAAATTTCTAATCGAAGATAGGTTCTGCGTAAATCGCGTGGTCGAGTTTCCAGGTATAGATTCGGCCGTTTGCGGCCATATGTTCAAGGAGTTGCGGTTATCCGCAGCTGAGTGCAAACAGATGTGCGAGGTTTTTTCGGATAGTCCGGATCTTCCTGAGACCATGAAGGAGGCTCTTCGCGAGCAATTCCTGCACATCTTGTCGAGGTATGACGTATGACTATCATCGAAGAACGAGCACGGACGTTGCATCGCGTACGGCGCGAGGCGGCTCGCCTTCGCCAGGAGATCTCTCCGAAGTTCCGTACGTATCGGCGCTATGATGCAAATGATGCTGACTTGGTATTGAAGACACTGGAGAATCAACGATGAAAACCCTAATCGCCCCAAAGAAGCGCCGGCTAAACATGAAGACCGGGCTCGTGTCGCTATGGTTTGAGCAACCAGAGAGCATCGCACCAGACGGGGCGTACCGCATGATGGGCGGAATGTTCTTCCCTTCCCGCGTTTCCCGCGATGGGGTGACGCGCAATGCCGGCTACGCGATGATGACTGGAACGCACATTGAGTCAAAGGTGATGTACGTTTTTGAAGAGACTGAATGGTTCTTCGTTGACCATATTCTCGATGAGGATGGCAGCGCAATCAAGCAGGAGGGGTTCGTGACTTGGTATACTGTACATTTGGGCAAAGTACTATTGCTCAACGTACGCGACCAGGCAGGATGACGACACTGAGTTTCGGTATGTGCTAGACATGAACCGGTGCAAGATGATCCAGCCAAAGCCAGATTTGATGGATGCTGAATGGGATGATCCGAACCAACCGCTGTACTTGATATATGCAGCGAATCAGCTCGATCGCCTGCGCTGTCGTGCAAGCGGCATCCTGTATCCGGAGCTTGAGGCAAGGCAAGCCGACCAGGAACCAGAGAAGAACGACTATGTATCAGTTCATGCGCTCATGTGCGTGTGCATGGTGCTGGATAGGTATTACCATTAGTCACGGCGATTATGCGCAAACTCGCCAAAATTCGTTTCGGCGGCTGTTGAATATGCGTGTGCGGCTTCTTCAATTGTATCAAAGACTCCAAGGTGTTGCCTATTGCCTTTGACGCAGATTTTAGCATACCATCGCGTTCCTCGCGGATAGACGCCCTTGACACCAGATGAACTGAGGGCGCTTGCTCCTCGGTTGTGGATGTTTTGTGACGCCGTTGCTTCTCGCAGATTAGCCCATCTATTATCATCGCGAATGCCGTTGACGTGATCGACTTGGTCTTTTGGCCAGCGTCCAAGCACGTAGAAGAAGGCGAGGCGGTGGAACATATAAAACTTCCCGTCGACCCTTCCTTGGCGGTACCCGCCAGTTTGTAGAGTTCCTGCCGTTGTGCCAGCGAGCGCTGATCCAGCCCGGCTCACCCTCCAAGTAAAGACTCCTGTTTTGGGGCAATAGTCAAGTAATTCCTTCAGCCTCTTCTGGGTAAGCATGCGAACCTCCGCGAATAAAAGAGAGCCCCCGCGGGAAGATGCCAGTCGACCCGAGCGGGGGCTCTCTGAAAAATGTTGTGGTTTGCGTCGACTGGCATCTTCTATGGTAGCTTGAACTGGGGATGATGTCAAGATACTTGACTCTGATTGCGCAGGTGTGTACAATAGAGGTACAATCGCCATCACTTATGCGAATCAAGGGAGCTCTTCAAAAATGGCAGATCCAGGAATGCTTACCAGCCAGCAGGTTTCGCCCCTGGCTGAATATCTTGACAACACTCTGTATACCCGCTGGCAACGTGATCGCCAGGATCTTGAGACGAAATGGGAAGAGAACGACTGCACGATTCGTCGTATCCGCCAAGTGGACTGGAAGAAAGACGAAGGGAAGGATTGGCGGTCTGACGCGTTCATTGCGGTTGTAAAGCAGAAATGGCTTGCCGGTACGGCGCTGGTCCTTGATTACATCTTGGAAGGCGGGATGTTGGGGTTCAGCATGAAACCCAACACCATAAACGGCAGAGAGTTGTCGGATGAAGAGATCGATGCGCATACTGAAGAGATCGACAATGCGGTGAAGTCCATCCGGACGCAGTTTGAATTCTCGAAGATGGACAAGCAGACGATTCGTGCGGTACTGAGCGCCGGCAAGTACGGAACTGCGTGGGGTCACTACTACACGGGTAGGTTTAAGCAACGCCGGTTCGAACCGGTTGAACAAGAGTTTGAGGTCGATGACCCTTCGCTGAAACGGTATGAAGAGGTGATTGACGATATTGAATCGCCTGCGGTCGAATGGGTATCTACCTGGGAGATGTTCTGGGATCAGACCGTAGACGATGTGGTTGATATGGAAGGGTTGTGCCGTGAGCAGAATATCAGGCCGTACCAACTCCGGAAGGATGCCGACAACGGCCCCGGGTGGATCCCGAAAGAGATCGAGCGCGTCATTGAAGAGGCAAAGGGCAGCGAATCACATGGGGAAGGTGATGAGGACAACATTGCGCCAGCGCGAAGAGACTTCCAGCACTCCGGCAGGTCCATCAAACGCAGGGAGTATTGGGCGCGGGTGCCGATCAAGATTGTTGAGAACTTTCAGGCTGATCTCGAACAGCGAGCTGTCGAGACACCTGGCGACTTCTTCGACGAGCTCGAGGACCAGGATGGCCGCGAAGTAGAGATCATGGCGCAAACCGCGAACGGCGTTGTTGTGCGCATGGTGATCTTGGACGAATATGAGCAAGGTCATTGGCCGTTCTACAAGTTTTATTGGGAAGACAGCCTGGACGGTACTCAGGGCGTTGGTATCGTCGACAACGGCGCGCAGGTCCAGGAGCTGTTCAATGGCGCGGTCAACGCGTACATGGACAACAAGAAACTCGCCGGCGATGTGATGGTGGTCTACAATCCGATGCTGTTCAAGGAAGAAGATGGGATGACGTTCAAGCCCGGTCAGGGGTTTCCCGCGAAAGATGCCGCCAAGGACATGGATAAGGCGTTCAAGCAGTTGATTATTCAGGATACGGGGCAGAACTACGAGCCCGTTATGGGTCTTGTCCATCAGTGGGTTGACCAAGAAACGATGATTCCCAAGATCTCCCAGGGCGCACAGTCAGATGTCGAGAAGACCGCGTTCGAGACAAATCAATTGGTTGCAAACGCCGGCAAGTATCTCGGTACCGTGATTCGCAACGTTGACAACGATTGGACTGAGCCGATTGTCGGCGATTTCCATCGGTTCAACATGCTGGACCCTGAGAAGACAGACGGTCAGGGCGACTATGTAGCTAGCGCGACAGGGTTCAGTTCCTTCGAGGCCAAGGTGATCCGAGTGAACCGGCTTATGCAATTGATGCAACTTGTTCTGAGTTCTCCCGAACTCTCCAGCATGGCGAAGTTGCTCAAGACCCTGGAAGAGCTCTATCGTGCAAACGACCTTGACCCGGATGAGTTCCTATACGGCGAAGAAGAGGCTATGCAGCGTGCGCAAGCATTGGCACAAGGCGAGCAACAGCCCGAAGAAGATCCTGAGAAGTCACAGCTTGAAAAGCAGAAGCTACAGGCCGATATCGAGAATACGAACGTCGACACACAAACAAAGATTGCCGATCAGCAGCGTCGATCTGAAGAACTGAAGATGAAACAGGTTGAGGNCATCGCTGGGGCGGCNAAGCAGCAGGAGCAGGTTACAGCATGAAGCAGAAGATGGCCAGACGTAAGCAGCGCGATGAGCCATATTGCGACTATGGGCGGTGGTTTGTGAGGCATGTGGCTATGCGTACGTGTCGCAGGTGGAAGCAGAAAAACCGGAGGCGATTACAGCATGATTGGTGATACAACAATGTCCAGTGTTGTGGATTGGATGGAATCCCATCCACCGGCAAATACTTCTAGCACAACGGGTGAGTTTGAGCCTGACATACCAGAGTCATTTATTCAAGCAATGAATGACTATTCCACGGGCAATGTAGAAGACTTTGATTTGCCCCTGGAGTAACTAGGAGAAACAGCATGACCGAAGCCAAAGCCAAGCAACGCGTACTGATCTACGACATCAGCGATGTTGAGTTCCCAGAATTCCAGGACCAGTCAACCGCATTGGGTCAGGAGATCATCATCCGCCAGCGTGCGGCATTGGATCGCTTGATAGACACCGTGTTCAAGCAGGTGTTTGGCGTGGACATGGACGCCGACAAGAATGACAAGTGCTCGTTCGTGAAACAGGCCGACGGAACTGTCTTCATGTTCATGGGCAGGCCGTTCCTCAAGACCTTGGACATGGTAGAAGAGGATCCGGTGATGGGCGTACCGACGAAGGTTTACCAGGAATATGAGGTGATTTCGTGAAGGCCAAGGAACTATTCCAGTCTATAGGTTTCGAGACCTTCACTGTAGACGGTGTTACATACCGCCTTTTGAATACCCCACACGGACGTATGATCATTGAGTGTCAGGACGATGACGCTTATTGGGAGAGGGTTCTTCGGATACTGATGGGTGAAGAGGTGATTTCGTAAACCTCTTGACATTCAGTGCGCACATGTGTACATGTAATGTNAGNAGGAGGAATCGTAAAGCATGAGTGAGTTACAGGACCACGAACTCTCAGAAGTAGCCAGGTTGCATGAATATGATGCATGGCGGCATGTGAGAGTCATCCTGGAAGAAGAGCTCGCTCGGCTGGATGTTGATCTAGAGAAGAATCCGAAGATCTGCGACGAAGACCTCACCGAAGATTTCCGATGGAAGCTGGCCGATAGGGCTAGAATCAAGTGGTTACTTGAGATGCCAGAGCGTGCCAGGCAAGAACTCGAAGACCGGGGGAACAAATGAACTTGGTCTTACTGGCGACGAAGGTTGCCTTAACAAAGCCCTTTAATCAGGGCGACAAGAGAGGGTAGCATTATGGGTTACATCTCGTATGCAGTGCGGAAACTCCGCGATGTGGCAAACACCTGGACCAAAGTAAACACATTCAAAGATGCGGTGACGCTGGCGAGCACGGTGACTATGAGCGGCGTCGGCCGGCTGCTGGGGTTCAACGCCCTCTCCAGTCGCTACGAACTGCAGCGGGTTGCCGGTCATCGTGGCAAACCTGGGATCAACGCTGACATCCTGAATGCCTCCGAGGCGGTTCGTATGGTTACTGATCCTGACTTCGAAGTGCTCGGAACAAACGCATCGTCGGATGATGTGACGTTCTACGCCGAAGGTGGGATTAAGGTCGAAACAGATGGCGCCGATGGTGATGGCGTCTTTATCCTTCCCCATCTTGACGCAAACCAGTCCGCATGGACCCAAGTCACATGGGGCACGGACAAGCAAGTCATTTGGGAGTGCGACATCAGTACAGGTGCGGCGATCACCAATTCGATCATCTGGGCTGGCCTCAAGCTGACGAATACCGATGTGGTCGCAACGGATGCTGACCAGTGCTACTTCCGTTATGAAAACGGGGTTAGTAGCGGCGTTTGGGTCGCTGTTTCCAGTATCGGCGGCACGGACAGCTCGTTGGCTACCGGCGTGACCGTTGCTGCGGCAACACGCTACCATCTGAAAATCGTCATTGATTCGGCGCGCAAGGCCAAGATGTACATCAATGGCGTACTCGTCAAAACGACAAGCGCCCTCACGGATACAGTGGATCTGATCCCGTACATCTGCATTGAGGCTGACGGGGCCGCAGAGGCAAAGCATCTGTACCTCCACGGTCAAAGCATCAGTCGAGCAATCGGATAACTTAATCGTTAGGAGGCTCTTCGGGGCCTCCTTTCAACTCAACCTCAATAAGGAAACGGAATATGCCAGACGACAAGAGCGCAGAGCAGACCGACGACACTCCGATCGAGAACGAAGACACAATGACTCAGGAAGAGCAAGAGAAGTTTTTCAATGAGATAGATGAAGATGGCGCCGGTCAAGATGGTGGGGAAGAAGAGGATGAGGAAGAGCTTGAAGACTCTGAAGATGATGAGGATTCCGAAGACGACGACAGCGATGTCTCTGACGAGGAAGAGTCTGATGACGACGACGACGAGGAAGAGTCTGATGACGACGACGACGAAGAAGATTCCGATGAGTCGGACGACGATGAAGATGATGACAATGAAGATGACGACGATACCGAACTCTCCGCAGCGGAAAAACTGAAGGACCTCATTGCCAAGCAGGAAAAAGAGAAAGAGTCTGTCGATGTTGAGAAGCAGGTTGACGAGCGCGTAAAAGAGCGCGAAGACAAGATTCGCCAAGAGGTCCGCGACGAGATCCTTGGAGCAAAAGAGGTCGTAGGCGCGGACGGAGAAAAGATCGACCTTGAGCAGATGCGTGAGGATTACGGCGAACTGTTCGGCGCAATCGAGGCAATGTCCTTCCAACTTGCCACCCAGATGCAGGCAAAGGCCATCGAGAACGGCGACCTGGTCAAGCGCGAAGACTACGAAGCCGACAAGCAGGCTCGTGAGGCAAAAGATTTCATGATGGCGCTGGAGAAACGTCACCCGGATTTGGACGTTGAAGAGATCAATGCGAACGGCGACCACGCGTTCTATGGCTGGCTGGACAAGCAGAGCCAGGGCGTGCAGGACCTGTTCGACGGTGGCAGTATTGAGGGTGTCAGTGGATGCCTGGCCGCGTTCAAGGAATCAGTCGTCAAGGCGGGTAACGAGAAGCGCGACAAGGTTGCCGGTAAGAAGAAGAAGAAGCACACGGACCTTCACAGCACAACCTCCAGGACCGAACGGAAGGCGCGGAGCACGAAGAAGGGCAAGAGTGATGCGCCAATGACCGTCAAGGAACAAGAGAACCTTTTTGATGCAGCAGAGGTAGATTGATAGCTAATGGGTAAGAAAGCACAGAAAAGGCCGATGCCAAGCCCACCAAACCCGAACGGGTGCAATCGCGGGAAGCGGATTGATGCGCCGGCATCTTACCCGGCAGAGGCTGAAGAGTTGGAAAAGAAAGCGACGCGCTGCCCGCATGGAAGTTGCACCAGGATTCTTTTCAAAGGGAAACTTGCTCCGGGAACAGATTTTGAAATCCAGTGCCCTGCCTGTGGAGGATATCTCCACATGACAATCGCAGAAGCAGAAGTATAGGACAATCACCACAATAAGTCGAAGCCGTTAGCCAGAGGCCTTGAGCCCCGTGCAGTGTGCGAGAAACACAAACCACGGAGGCCTACCAATGGCTACCAACTTCAACGACACCGGCGATCTCGATCAGAGAACCGCCACCTACGCTGCAAAGCGTCTGTTGAAGCGCGCCCAAGAGACCATGATTCTTGAGCGTTTTGGCATGAAGGATCCGCAGGCGCAGAACAAGGGTAAGGTTCGCACTTACCGGCGCTACAATTCCTTCCCGCCGCTGCCGGCAACGGCACCGCTCGCTGAAGGGCAAACCCCAACAGCAAAGAAAATCACTTACACTGACGTAAGTGTCACGCTGGAAACCTACGGTGAACTCGTTGAGATCACCCGCGAGGTCAAAGTCTACCACGAAGACCCGGTCTTCAAGGAAGTCTTCGACGCGCTTGGCGAACAGCAAGCTGAAGTCATCGAGCTGATTCGGTGGAACGCGCTGAAGGCTGGTACCAACGTCTTCTACGCAGCAGGTGCCGCTTCCCGCAGTGC